AATTCCAATAGTTTTTTCAAATGTTCCTTTTGATGCAACAGATGTTGACACTTTTATTCAATGCACCATAAGTTTTGCGTCAAATGATTATCTAACGCAGGGAGGCAGTACAAATTCCACAAATTTTTTAGCTGGATTAGTTGTTATAAATGTATTTACAAAACAGGGTGTCGGCTCTGGAGAGAACTTTACTATTTGCAAACGAATTAGAGACTTATACAATAGGACTACAGTTTCAAATGTCATTTTCGATTCACCTGTAGGCCCAGAAGTTTCTGAGTCAAACCCACAAGGTAAATTTCAAACACAGATCAGAGTGACATTCCAAATATTTGAGGATCTTTAATTATGGAAATTACAGAAGAAATGCTAGACGCTATCGAAGCTGTAAAAGGCAGAAGAGAACCACAATACTGGGATCATCAATGCAGACGATATATGGAAAAGCAAAAAGCAGAAGCAAAAGCTGTAAAAAACCCAAAAAAAGGGTAATATAATTATAAATATTTATTTTTTATTGTTATGGCTGCTGTAAAAGGTGATGTCGGGCAAGTCAAATTTGATGATGGCGGCTCTTCAGTAAACCCAGTACTAGGCACAAGATCATGGTCAATGTCTATCACTAAAGATACACAAGAAACTACTGTGCAAGGTGATACTTTTAAATCATTTGTTGGTGGACTTATCGAGGGTGAGGGTTCTGCTGAATTAGTTTATGACGCTGCGGCATCTGGTGAAACAGCTACTTTTGTTGATGGTGTATTGACTACAGGTGACGCTGGAACAGCATCTTTTGAACTTTTCCCTGATAGTGCAAGCGGAACTAAAAAAATAAGCTTCAGCGGCTTAATTACTAACTTTGAACAGAGTTCCTCTATAGGTGATGTAAACACAATCAGCATTACATTTAAGCCATCTGGCACAATTACCTCAGCAATCTAAAAAGTAAAATTCTTCGCATTTATTTATGACAACCGAAAGAACCGCAGATGTAATTCTTGGAGCTTTTCAAGATGAAATGACTACAAGAAAAAAATTTGAAATAAAAGATTCAAAAGGAAAAGTAGTCACAACATTATATTTTAAACCTATTACTAGATATGCAAGAGTAAAGGCTCAACAATTAGCTGGCTCTGATGATGCTTTAGTTATATCAACCCAGTTACTTTGTCAGATGGCAGAGAAAGAGGATGGAACTTTAGCTTTTGATATGTCAGATGCCCCTATTCTTCAAAGACAACTACCAGAAAAAGTTTTAAATGAAATTGAGCTTTTTCTTAATGACATCAAATTAGATATTGAAACAGCAAAAAAAGAATAAAAGGGGATTCTTGGCTTAGATTTGAGTTATTCCTAGCAACAGAACTCGGTAAAACATTAGAAGAACTTAGGAAGGGAATGTCTGAGGCAGAGCTTAGGTATTGGGCTGGATATTATGAAATTAAGGCTGACGAAGAAAAAAGAGCTATGCAACGACAAAAACGTAATTCAAGGTAATATATAATTAAGGTTTTTTTTATTTGTGGCAGAATCAGTCGTTAGGTTAAAAGTTGATGCCAGCGGTGCGACTAGAGCTTTAAATAGTGTCCAACAGAAAACAAATGTCTTACAAAAGTCATTTGGTGGCTTAAGAACTGCAATAGGTGGAATAGGTCTCACATTAATAGCAAGGCAAGCGGTAAGAACATCAGCTAATTTTGATAAATTAAATCTAAGATTAAAACTTTTAACAAAAAGTAATGCTGATTTTGCAAAGTCTCAAAAGATTGCGGCAGATGCACAGAAAACCTTTGGATTAAGTGCTGTTGAGGCTTTAGAGGGAGTTACAGATATTACAGCAAGACTAGCTCCACTTGGAACATCAGTGGAAGATATAAGAACTGTATTTTTTGGATTTAATACTGCGGCAAAATTAGCTGGAGCATCCGCTATTGAATCATCAAACGCATTTAGGCAATTAGCTCAAGCTCTTGGCTCAGGAAGGCTTGCGGGCGATGAGTTTAGGAGTATTTCAGAACAAGTGCCGACAGTTCTTGCTCCAATAGCTGATGAACTTGGCGTGACTATTGGTGAACTTAAAAAATTAGCTGCTGAAGGCAAATTGACCAGCGATGTTGTACTTAGAGCTTTGGGAAGAGTAGGAAATGAGGGCAGTGGATTTTTAAAAGAATTATTAAAAAATGATCCTACACAAGTGTTCAAGAATTTTACTAATGCTACAGAGGATCTTTCAAGAGCTTTTGGTAAAGAACTCAGGCCAGCAGTTGAAGGTGTAACAATAGAATTAACAAAATTCATAAACTCATTAACTGAATTTTTAAAAACTGATGGAGGTCAGGCGATTATTCAATTAACTAAAATTGCTGTTGTTATAGGTGTTCTTAAGACTGCCATCCCTATTGTTACAGGTGCTTTTTCCGCTTTATTAGTAAAATTAAATATGATAGGTGTGCAAGCTATCATTGCAAAAGGTGGATTTAGTGGAATAGCAGCTTCAGGTTTACTCGCTGCTAAAGGAATAGGTGCTGTCACTGTTGCTCTCGGAGCTTTAAAGGTAGCAATTGCTGGTCTTGGAATTGGTATCTTAGCTTTTGGAATTTTTAAAGTGGCAGAAGCTTTTCAAAAAGCAAAAAGAGAAGCAAAAGAGTTTCAAGATTTAGTAAAAACAGGTGGCAAAGAAGACGTAGAAAAAACTTTTAAAGAACAAGCAAAATTATTGGGCGAACTTGAAAAAAAATTAGAAAAAGCAAGAGGAAATGCTAAAAGAGGAATAAAAAGACAAATTGAAGAGGTACAAAATAATCTAAAACTTTTAGAAGGAAGATTTAAAGTAGCTGATAATGAAGAAAAAATTACAGAAGAAAAGAAAAAACAGAATGAAGAAAACAAAAAAGCAGAGGAATCTTTAAAAAAACAAGAAGAATTAACAGACAAGTTAAAAGAAAAAATGACTGAAGTAGGAGAAGAAATAGAACAAAGTATAAAAAATAATTTAAAAGATGCAATTAACGGAACTAAAACATTTGGTGAGGCTTTAGTTGGTGTATTAGAACGAATAAAAGATAAAATTCTTGATGCTCAATTAGACAGACTTCTTGGTGGCTTTGGAGAGGCTTTTGGTTCGGGAGCTAGTGGTGGAAAGAAAAAAGGATTAGGAGGGTTTCTTGGCGGTATTTTAGGAGGTGCATTTGGTGGTGGCGGTGGCGGTAATAAAGGTGGTGGCGGTGGCGGTGGTTCTAGTTTTGGATTTAATCTCGGAATTAATACAGCAAGTGATTTTATTCAAAGTGGTTTAGGATTTGCAGATGGTGGAAGGCCGCCTGTAGGCAAAGCTTCAATAGTTGGAGAACGTGGGCCTGAGCTATTTGTTCCCTCTACTGCTGGCACAATTATTCCAAATAGTCAGATAGGAGGCGAATCTATAACTAATAATATTGTGGTAAATGTAGATGTATCTAATACTGAGGTCGCTGGTAATGATTCAGATGCAACGCAATTCGGTGAACAGCTTGCCGCAGCAATACAAGCTGAGATAATAACTCAAAAGAGATCAGGAGGTTTATTAAGCTAATGGCTACATTTCCGATTACAAATCCAAGTTATAACACTAGATTTACTCCAAAGCCATCAGTAAATGTCGTAACTTTTGGAGATAACTTTGAACAACGATTAACTGAAGGATTAAATAGAAACCCTTTGACTGTTAATTTAGTTTTTGAACTTTCACAAACTGATGCTGATACAGCAATAAGTTTTTTAAATGCAAGAATAAATGATGGCACATCTTTTGATTACACTTTACCAAGTGAATCATCTTCTAGAAAATTTGTTTGTGATAATTTTCCAAGATCAATTCCTTTTCTAAACAGAGTTAGACTTACTTGTGTTTTTAGGGAGGTATTCGAGGCATAATGGCAATACCTTTTACAGAGTTAAATAAAATAAATCCAAGCTCTGTCATTGAATTATTTGAACTTGAGCTTACAGTAGGAACTCACATAGCTGCTGGTAATCCACAGAATTTACCTACTGTTTATAGATTTCATGCTGGTGCAAATCTTAATAATTTTGGTGAAGTAATATATCAATCAAATTCTTATCAAAGGGTAGCTGTTAAAGTTTCTGGGTTTGAAAGAAATGCAAGAGGTGTTGTTCCAAGACCTTTAATAACTTTTTCAAATGTTGGTGGAATCATACAAAATCCAGCAACAAAAAAAATTATTACCATGAGTGATTTTTTAAATAATGTTAATCTTGTAACACCTCACAATGACTTAGTAAATGCCAAACTTACGAGAAAAATGCCACTTGCTTCAGCTTTAGATAATGCTAATTTCGCATCAGGAACGAATCCTTTTGGAACTCCTAGTTCAGATAGACTGCGTGATGAAATATTTGTGATTGATAGAAAAGCTACAGAAAATAGAAGGATTGTAGAATTTGAACTTACAGCGGCACATGATTTACAAAACAGACAAATACCCCAAAGAGTCGTGACAAGAGACTTGTTTCCAGCAGTGGGTACATTTGTATAATGAAAGATTCTACATGGTCAACAGAGGCTTTTGAACACGCAAAAGAGTGTTATCCAGAGGAGTCTTGTGGATTAATAATTGATTTAGACGGTATTGAAACATATTGGAGGTGTAAAAATATTTGTAAAATGTATCGAGAAAAAGCTTTTGTAATTGACCCTTTAGATTATGCCGCTGGAGAAGATCAAGGTGAAGTTCTTGGAATAGTGCATAGCCATCCTGATTGTGAATTAGAATTTAGTAAAGCTGATAAGGATTGCTGTAAAAGTGTAGATTTACCTTTTTATATCGTTGAACCAAAAACCGAGTCTATTATTGTTTTATATCCCACTGAAATTGATGATTAAATTAACAATTTACGGAAGATTAAGAAAATTAGTAGGACAGTCTACTTTTGAAATAAAAGCTAATAGTCCTAGAGAAGCGTTTAGCTTTTTAATAAATAATTTTAAAGGTGTCAATGAGCATATTAAAGATCAAGAATATTGCGTTATGGCTGGTGATTTAAGAATATGGGGAGATATGTTAGATCTACAAACAGAAAGCGATATAAAAATAATTCCTGTCATACATGGTGAAGGATTATTTAAAACGCTTTTAGGTTTTGGAATAGCTGTAGTAGGTAGTTTTATTCCTGTGATCGGCCCTTGGGTGCAGAGATATGGAATAAATTTAATGATTGATGGTATTCAAGATATGCTTACTCCTGATCCACAAAAAACAGATGGAGTTCAAAGGCAAGAAGATCCGCAAGATCCCAGTTTTGTATTTACTGGACTTTTAAATAATTCAAAACAAGGTGTTCCCATTAACATAGTATATGGAGAGACTTTAATTGGAAGTACAGTCGTAAGTTCTTCCATTGATACTTTTCAAGTCGTAAACAGTTAAAAAAATGGTTTTTCCTAGTAGAGAAATAATAGATGCTCTTTTACCTGATAATCTTTTAAAGTCTATTGATTTTGGTACTGTTGTTGATGCCCTTGGAGAAGGACAAATAGAAGGATCTGCTACAGCGAGTAAGGAAAGAATTACAGATAAAACAAGTACAGCTTTTAAAAATGCTTTTTTAAAAGATTTATTCTTAAATAAAACTGCTGTTTTACAAGCTGATGCAAGTAATACAAGCCCAAATGATTCTGAGTTTAACTATCAAAAAGACAAAATAACTTTTGAATTTCAAGATGGCACAGCTAATAATTCAGTTTTAAATGCTGCTGCACAACAAATAAGTGAGGTTTCTACTGGTGATAAAAACCAAGAATGTTCTTTTCCTGTTGGAGGTAGTGCAACACCTAGATCAGCAACAATAACAAACACAGAGGTAGATTTTGTACAGATAAAAGCAAAATTTGACTCATTTTTTAAAGTAAATACTGAAAATGGAAATAGAGAATCTACTTCAGTTCAAGTTTTAATAAAAGTCAATCCAAATAACGGAAGCTCTCAAAGTGTAATACAAGAAACAGTAAGCGGAAAAAGTTTTAACCCTTACAACAGAGATTTTGGAATAGACTTACAAAAACTTTCTGGATTTAACAGAAACACTGCTGGGGCATCAGGGTCTTTTTTTCCAATAGTTGTATCAATAGAAAGAGAAAATGATGTAGGCGATGAAAATACTTTTAACACCATGAGACTTGCTGAAGTCAGACAAATTATCAATGAAAAAAATAACTACCCTAATATTGCATATTCTTCTTTAAGATTTTCCTCTGAATTGTTTACATCTGCCCCTAATCGTGTCTTTAGAGTAAGAGGAAAACTTGTAAAAATACCCCATAATTCAACTGTTGATTATTCAAATGGACGATTGACTTATTCTGGAACTTTCAATGGTACTTTTAAAACAGACAAGGAATGGTGTTCTGATCCAGCTTGGGTTTTGTATGATCTTTTAACTGATGAAATCAGTGGATGTGCGATACCAGAGGCAGAACTTGATCCATTTACTTTTTTTGGTGTAAGTAAATATTGCAGTGAATTAGTAGATGATGGAAATGGTGGTCAAGAACCAAGATTCTCTATAAACGCAAATATACAATCAAGGCGGGATGCTATGGCAGTTATAAAAGATATTTGTTCAGTTATGAGAGCAACACCTTTTTACGAAGAAGGTGTTATAAAAATCGCTCAAGACGCTCCCCCAGACATAGATGATCCAAGTGCGGTTATTTTTAATTACGTTTTCAATAATACTAATGTTGTTAATGGTGATTTTATTTATGCTGGCTCATCTGCAAAAACAAGATTCAATGTAATAAATGTTTCTTATTTTGATTTAGAAACTCAGGAAATAGATTACATAACGGTAAAAGACACATCTGCACAATCAAAATTTGGCACACAGACTAAAACAATTACCACTTTTGGCATAACTTCTAGAGGGCAAGCTCAAAGAGTAGGAAAATGGTTTTTGAATACCCAGCAAACGCAAACAGAAACAGTTGCCTTTGAAACTAATATTGCTGCTGGATCTGTTTTAAGAATTGGGGATATTATTGGTATTTCTGACAGAGTAAAAGCAGCTACAAGAAGAGGAGGTTTAGTCAAGGCGGCAACCGTTAGTCAGGTCACTCTTGACGATATTACACAAACAAATCTACCAGACATAAGTGATTCACCAACTATAAGCTGTATGCTGTCAGATGGCACAGTTGAAACAAAAACCATTGCATCTTACAGTGGAGGAAATATTGTTAACGTATCTTCTAATTTTTCATCAGCACCAGTATCTAATAGTCCATATATCTTGGAATCAGGTTCATTATCTGTACGTTCTTATAGAGTTTTAAATGTTAAAGAAAACGATAAAAAAACTTTTTCTGTAGTCGCAGTAATTCATAATGCTGCCAAATATGAAGCTGTTGAAGATGGTGAACAACTACCAGTTAAAAATATAAATTTACTTACGAGTCTTTTACCTTCGCCATTAATTATTGATAGAGCAGATGGAACTAAAGCTATTGAAGAAAAAATTGTTTTAAATAATAATAGACCAGTGCCAAAATTATTTATTGATTGGCAAAGTGTTGAAGGGGCATCTGGTTATCAATTAATCTATAGAAAAGATAATGAAAATCCAGTAGTTGTAACGACTCAACAGTCAGAGCATGAGATTTTACCCTCAGAGTCAGGTTCTTATAATATACAAATTTACACTTTAAATAGTAATGGTGAGAGGAGTGCAAGGCCGACAGAAAAAACAGTAAATACTATTGGTTTAACTGCTGTTCCAGAAAATCCAACAAATTTTGAAATTGAACCATTAAATAATTCACAAGTTAAGTTATCATGGACGAAAACTACAAGTCTTGACGTTGAATTTGGTGGAAATTGTGTAATAAGACACACTCCTAATTCTCTAGCACAGGCTACATTTATAGACTCTACTGATCTCAATGAAAATATAAATGGATCTACAAATGAGGCAATTTTACCAGCCTTAACAGGAACTTACAGTCTTAAATTTCGTGATTTAGGTGGTAGGCTTTCAACCACAGAGGCAAAAGTTGAACTTGCATTACCAGAAATGGCAGATGAATTATTAGTTCTTAGTCAAAGAGAACAGACTGCGTTTAGTGGCAATAAAACAAATTTAACTGTCAGTTCAAATGCTTTGCAACTTACTAATCCAGCATCTAATCTCACAGGATCTTATGAATTTGCATCTGTTTTAGATTTTGCTGCTGTATTTCAAAATATAAGACTTAAAAGGCATATAAAAACTTCAGGGTTTTTTGTATCAGATCAATTTGACTCAATACCAGATTTAGATGCCCGATTAAATTTTGATGGTGCTGGCAGTGATCGAATAAAAAGTAAATTACAAGTCCAAACATCACAGGATAACTCAAGCTTCACAACCGCACAAAACTTGTTTAATGGATCATTTAGTGGAAGAGCTTTTAAATTTACAAGTAATATCATTTCTGTTGATGTTAATGAAAATTTAAAAATTACTGAATTAGGTTTTGACGCTTTCTTGCCATCAAGAACAGAAAATAAATATCAATCTAGTGGAAACATTATTTCAACCCCTTTACAATCAACAACAAGTGCAAGCGGTCTTGATATTGTGTTTGGAAAACCATTTTTCACTGGTACAACTGACATAGGTGGTTCAACAACTGCGTTTTTACCATCAATCGTTATAGCTCCAGAGAATATGCCTAGTGGTGCTTTTTACGAATTGAGTGGCATTGATGGAGCAGGCTTTACAATAATATTCAAAAATTCATCAAATACACCCATTGATGTGAAATTTACGTTTCAAGCGTTAGGATATGGAAAAGGTGCATAGCTAATGGCAAGAGTTAATTCAACTGGCAAAGAATCTTCAAGTAATTTTTCACCTGATAATGGCACTGGTTTAGTTGTAAGAACAGCTTTAAAAGATATTTTAGAATCCTTAAGAACAGTTAATAGTGCTGCTGGTGATCCATCTGGTGCGGCTAACCTTGCAGCTTATCAATTACATATCAATACAAGTAATAACAAATTAAAAATAAGAAACGCTGCTAATTCTGACTTTGTAGAATTAGGGGACGTTAGTCAAACTAATTTTGGTTTTTTATCCGCATCAGGAGGGACACTTACTGGTGTATTAGCTGCCTCTGCTGGATCAAATACAGCACCAGCTTTGCATTTTGGAGATAGTGGAACTGGACTATATAAAAAAGCTACAAACAAATTAGGAGTCACAGCTAATCAAGCTGCAATAGCATTTGCAGATCAAAATAGTTTGACTATAGAGAACCAAAAAGAGTTGAGACTTTTAGAAAACTCAGGCAGTGAATATGTAGCGATAAAAGCACCAGCTACTCTTGCTTCAAATTTAACTTTAACTTTACCCTCTACTACACCTACTACCGCATCTACTGTCAGTGCTGGTTCTGGTTTTGCTTTAATTGCTATTGATGAAAGTGGTGCATTAGGTTGGGGAACGGCTGGTGGTGCGGAAGGCAACGGAAACGACCAAATATTTTGGGAAAATGACCAAACGATAACTGGCGATTATTCAATCACTAATAACAAAAACGCTGGAAGTTTTGGGCCTATAACTATTCAAAGCGGCACAACAGTTACAGTCGGTTCAGGGGAAACATGGACTGTGGTATAAAAGTGTATATAATTAACTTAAGCTTATAAACTTATGAGTACATTAAAAGTCAACAGCATAATACCAGTAGCGGGAGTTCCAACAGGCGGAGGCGGTGGAATAATTCAAGTAGTACAAGCTTACAAAAATGATATTTTTAGCTCTACAAGCAGTTCTTTTGTTGATGTAACAGGATTAGCATTAACAATTACCCCTACTTCAACTTCTAGTAAAGTTCTTATAAGATATGATGTATTATTATCAGGCCAAAGTTGGACAAAAGGAACAGTACAATTAGGTTTATTTGTTAGTAGTGATGGTGGGAGTTCCTTTACTATAATTGGCAATGGTACAGGTGGTGACTCAAATCATAATGTTAATTCAGTACAACAACTTTACTCAAATAGTGATAGTAATACAGAAGCTAACATATCAGGTGTTTCATTAGAATTTTTACATAGTCCAAGTTCTACTGCTGCATTGCAATATAAATTACAAGCAAGAATACAAAACACTGGAAACTTTAAAATTAACGCACAAGCACACAGTTATAATGGTTCATCAAGTATGACAGCAATGGAGGTGTCAGCATGATTACTTCCGTGTATAATCTAATTAAAAACTAACTATGGGATTAGATCACGAAGCAATACGCAAAGCTTATCCAAATGCTGTAACTATTGATGATGGTGCTGGAGCATTTGACGCAAGCGGTAAATCCGTTTCTCTTGATCAAACAAAAATAAATGAAGCTAGAGCTACTTTAGATGCTGAAGCTGCTGCAATTCTTTATCAAAAGCAAAGAACAGGTGAAGCTGGCACAACAGACACTATCTATGCTTCTGTGGGTGACCAGTTAGATATGCAGTACAAAGATGCTGTTAATGGAACGACTACATGGAAGGATCACGTTGCTGCTGTAAAAGCTAAATATCCCAAGCCATGAGTACATTAAAAGTTAATACACTGCAAGATACGTCTGGTAATACCCTTTCACGAGTATTGCAAATAGTACAGACAGTTAAAACTGACACAGCTTCGCAAAGTATAAGTTCAGGATCAGAAGGTAATACTGACTCTTTTTTTACAGTAAGTATTACCCCTTCAAGCACTTCTAGCTTAATATTATTAGGAGGTTTTGCAAGTCTTTGTTGTTCTGGAGGTACACAAGGAATTTTCATGTCATATAGAAGAGGTGGAAGTACTTTAACGACAGCAGTTAATGGTGCTAGTACTGCCAGTTCAGTTGGTGACGCTGATGGCAGCAGAAAACAATCCTCTGCTGGTGGTAGATCGGAAGATACTTTTCAATTCACAAGCTTTCCTATTAATTTATTAGATAAACCAGCTTCAACTTCTTCTTTAACATATAGTATTGGAATTACACATAGTTCAGGTCTTGCAAGGACTATGTATATGAATAGATTAGATGGTGACTCAAATTCAAGCTCTGTTCATAGGTTAGTTTCAGTATTTTCAGCTATGGAGATTGCACCATGAGCCAACTTAAAGTCAATTCAATCGTTCCTGTTGGTGGTCTACCCAGTGGTGCTAATGGTGGAATCTTACAAGTTGTACAAGCAGTAAAAACAGATCAATCTAGCACTAACTCCACATCATTTGTAGACATAAGTGGTCTTTCTGCAACAATTACTCCATCTTCTAATAGCAGTAAGGTTTTATGTGCATGTAGCTTATATATTTCTAGAAATAGTGGCGGGTCAACAACATTAGTTAATTTTGTACGTGGTAGTACAAATATCGGCCAACCTACAGGTTCAACAACAACTCACCAAGCAACGATGTTAATATACACAAGTGCTGAACTTATGCACCCGATAACACAGGTTTTTCTAGATTCCCCCGCAACAACAAGTGCTACTACTTATAAAATACAAATTGGTCAAGACACCTCATCTTCTACTACTTTTGTAAATAGGTGGTACAATAGTAGCTCTTATCATGCCATAAGCACTTTAACTCTTTACGAAGTAACTGCATAATGGCGATTAATCCAGCACAAAAAGATTTTACAGTACAGCGAAGGGCTGATTTTCCTTTGACGCTTACTTTTAAAGATGGCAACGGTGATGCAATTAACCTCACTGGATATACTGTAGCTGCTCAAGTTTATAACGAAGATAGGTCAACAAAATTTGCAGACTGGACGGTAGCATATACAAACAGAACAAGCGGAATAATTGATATAAAACTTACTGATACTCAAACAGCAACTTTCACTCCAAATGAACTTAAATATGATGTTTTATTAACAGAGCCTAGTGGAGACAAAAATTATTATTTAGAGGGTACACTATATATAAGTGAAGGTTACACAGCATGAGCAGTCCTAATTCTGTCACAGTAAGTCAAGTTTCAGACGTTACTACAGTTGAAATAACTACAGCAGGGCCTCAAGGGCCAAGTGGGAGCATAGCAGGTTTGACTTTTGATGTTACTGGCAAAGTTGATAATGCGGTGCTGTATTACCACGCTGCAAGTGATACATTTAAAGCAGATAATACAACAACAAAGCTTACACTTGTTAATGGAGGTAATTTTTAAATCATGTCCAATACTATAAGAATTAAAAAAAGAGCAGCTTCTGGAAGTGCTGGTGCACCATCTAGCTTATCTCCATCAGAAATTGCTTTTAATGAAAATGATTTAAAATTATATTATGGCTTTGGTGATGATGGGTCTACACCACCAAATGCAAGCTCAATAATTACAATCGGTGGATCTGGAGCATTTTTTAACAAGACAGATACAAGAACTGCAAATACAATTTTATCTGGCCCTACGACTGGATCTGCTGCTGCTCCTACATTTAGGTCACTTGTTGTCGCTGATATTCCAGATATTACGGCATCTAAGGTCACAAATTTCGATACTCAGGTAAGAACAAACAGACTTGATCAGTTAGCGAGTGCAACAAGCACAGTTTCTGGAGTCACCCCGACTGCTGATGCTCATTTTGCGACAAAAGGCTATGTTGACAGCGTTAGTGAGGGATTAGACGTAAAACAAAGTTGTACTGTTGCCACGACTGCAAACATTACGATTGCAACTGCTCTTAATAGTGGTGATTCTATTGACGGAGTAACTCTTGCGAATGGAGATAGAGTTCTTGTTAAAGATCAGAGTACAGCTACACAAAATGGTATCTATGTTGTAGGAGACACACCAGCAAGGGCTGATGACTTAGCTGCTGGGGCTGATGCGGCTGGTGCATTTACTTTTGTTGAGCAAGGATCAACTAATGCCGATATAGGGTTTGTTTGTACGAGTAACAAGGGATCAGCGGTAGTGGCAACGAATAATTTAGCTTTTAGTACTTTTTCTTCAAGTGGTAATGTGACCGCTGGTGATGGTTTAGATAAATCTGGAAATGAGTTAAGTGTTGACCTCAAATCAAATGGTGGTTTGGTTATTGAATCAACTGAATTAGCTGTTGATTTGGCTGCTAGTTCGATCACAGGAACTCTTGCAATTGGTGATGGTGGAACAGGTGCAACCTCAGCTTCAGCGGCTAGAACAGCTTTAGGGTTGGCAATAGGAACGAATGTTCAAGCTTATGATGCTGATTTAGATGCTTTGTCAGGATGTCAGTCTGGTGGAGCAGCAGCTTTAGCAGCTTTAACATCATCTGAAATCCAGATCCTTGATGGAGCAACAGTTACAACGGCACAACTGAACAGGGTGGATGCCACATCAAGTATTCAGACTCAGTTAGACGCTAAACAGGCTGCGGACGCTGACCTTACTGCTTTATCAGGCTGTCAATCTGGTGCTGCTGCTGCATTGGCATTGTTGACTGCTACTGAAGTGGCAATTCTTGACGGAGCAACTTTATCTACTTCAAATCTGAACGTCTTGGATGGTATTACATCAACTACTTCAGAATTGAATTTAATGGATGGAGGAACTTCTGCTACTTCAACAACACTGGCAACAGGAGATCGTTTTGTTTGTAATGATGCTGGAACGATGAAACAAGTTGCACTGTCTGACCTTGTTACATTTTTAGAAGATGGATCTACTTCTGGCTTTGATGTTAATGGGGGAACTTATTGAATCAAACTTAACACTAGGAGGATAGACAAATGGCGGTCACAATTAAAATCAAAAATGCAAGCGGCAGCGATCCAAGTGCTAGTGATTTAGTTGTCGGTGAATTAGCGATAAGAACTAGTAATTGTAAATTATTCAGCAAAAATGATGGTGGTTCTGCTATCGGTATTGTGGCTGGATCTGCTGATACATTAACCACTGCAAGAACAATCGCAGGGGTTAGCTTTGATGGTTCAGCAAATATATCCCTTAATAACAACGCTATAACCAATGGTGCAGGGTATTTAGCAGATATAGTTAGTGATAGTTCACCTCAACTTGGGAGTGATTTAGATGTTCAATCCAATAAAATCACTACAGCTACAAGTAATGGCAATGTAAAAATTGAACCTAATGGAACTGGAGTTGTAGAAGTTCGAGGAGCTAGTGGAAATGATGGAACGCTTCAGCTTAATTGTTCAGCACAAAGTCATGGAATAAAATTAGCTTCACCAGCCCATAGTGCGGGACAGTCCTATACGTTAATTTTTCCAGATAATCAAATTGCTGCTGATAAATATTTAAAAATAAAAAGTATTTCTGGTTCTGGATCAACTGCTATAGGTCAAGCGGAATATGCCTCTCTTGATGCAAATGATCTTGGAGAAGGCACTGTTCCTGATGCAAGATTTCCTTCTACATTGCCAGCACTTAATGGGTCAGCATTAACAAACTTAAATGCAAGTAATATCGCTTCTGGAACTATTGCAGCGGCAAGAGTAGCAACTTTAAATCAGGACACTACAGGAACAGCAGCGATAGCAACGACAGTAACAGTTGCAGATGAATCGTCTGATACTTCATGCAATGTTTTGTTTGCAACTGCGGCAACAGGTAATCTTGCACCAAAATCAGGAACTAATTTAACTTTTAATTCTTCATCAGGAGTTTTGACAGCTACAGGATTTGCTGGAGCATTGACAGGTAATGTAACTGGAAATGCCTCTGGGTCATCAGGATCTTGCACTGGTAACGCAGCAACAGCAACAGCTTTGGAAACGGCCAGAACTATTGCAGGGGTATCGTTTGATGGTACAGCCAATATATCTTTAAATAATAATGCAATCACTAATGGTGCTGGATATATTACTGCGACTTTAACAAATGAGCAAGTTCAAGATATTGTCGGAGGGATGGTCACTGGTAATACTGAGACAGGAATTTCAGTTACTTATCAAGACGGTGACGGAACATTAGATTTTGTTGTAGGCACACTGAATCAGGACACAACAGGAAATGCAGCTACGGCAACCGCTTTAGAAACTGCTCGGACTATTGGTGGAGTATCTTTTGACGGAACAGCGAACATAAATTTAGCTGGTGTAAATACGGCTGGAAATCAAGATACCTCTGGAACTGCGGCTATCGCAACCACTGTCACTGTGGCAGATGAGTCATCTGATACTACTTGTTTTCCATTATTTGCCACCGCTGCGACTGGTAATCTAGCTCCTAAAAGTGGATCAAATTTATCATTTAACTCATCAAATGGAACTCTTACTGCGACAGCCTTTGCTGGTGATGGTTCAGCGTTGACAGGTTTACCAGCTTCGGGCGGCCCGACTGGTGGGGGGTCAGACAAAATTTTTACTGAGAATGGTCAAACTGTAACGACAAACTATACGATCGGTGATACATTTGGAGCAGCTTGCAACGCTTTAGCCGCTGGCCCTATCACAATTAACAGCGGTGTTACTGTTCAAGTGAACTCAGGAGAAACTCTTACTATTGTTTAATTTATGAAAAATACTATCGAAAAACAAATTCTTGAATGGAAAGAAGAATTAGCAAGACAAATAAAGACAAAAGAACAAGCAGAAAAAGTTTTAGCTGAAGCTAATAGAACTATTTTGATGATTGAGGGTGGTTTACAGGCGAAGGAAATGTTGTTGAAGAAGATCGAACAAGAATCCCAGCCAACAGGTACAGTGGAGCTAATGCAACAATCAAAGCAAGAACAGTCAAACTAAGAGGGGCTGCTAATTTAATCAAAATTTCTCTTAACATTGATGGATGATATATACTTACCAAACTTACCAGAGACAAACAATATACTCAATCCACCTAAAACAATTTTTTATCCCCCTGTAGTGGAAGAACCTTTTCTAGATCCTTTGTTACTCCCAAGTCTGGAACAAGTTCAGTCGGGTTTGGAAGAAGAGAAGGAAGATACTTCTTCAGAAGAAAAGGAGCAAGGCGAGGAAGTAACAGGTATAAAGCCAGAAGCGATCCCACTGAACCTGCCAAAAAACTTAGAAGATACTTCAAATGTAGAAACTATAGGTACTTTCAATATACCTTTCTTTGGAGAATTTCCAATACCAGCACCAGAGGTCATTGCTAGTTCAGTGGTTGCGGCTGGTACAGCATCAGTGGTTACAGTAGCTGGAGGAATCGCTGCTCAAGCTGTAGTTGCACAATTAAAAAAAATATTTAAAAAAATTATTACTAAGGTTTTAAAAAAAGAAGTGGCAAATGTAAAAGAAAATATTGCTTCTAAAAATAAATAATATATAATAAATAACACAAGTCCATCATTGGGTCACTTCACTAGGTTAATCTCCCCCCAGACCTCTTAGTTGTGTCTTTAATGGACAAGGGGGGTATCTAAGCATTGCATACTTGACAGCCCCCACCTGAGAGGGTGGATGTGAGCCCAAGACCGATGCTTATTTTTTTGTCTTAAAAATCTGAGGATTAGCTTTAACATAACTTCTTATATTTATTACATCACTACAAAGACCAGCAAATTTTGATTTAGGATTTATCATATAGCCGCTTGC